ATGGCCGTTTAAGTAAATGATTATGGTTATTGAAAAAGTAGTAAATAAAAAAGAAAGTAAAGACCTTATTAAGTTATTTAATAAAAATAAGAATAAAGCCGCTAAGTTTCCTTCTAATTGGATGGATATCAATTCACCGTCTGCTTATCCTATATATGATACCAAACTAAAAGATTCTTTTTTAACTAAGATATTAAAAAGAATAGAAAAAATAGTTCAAACTTATTATGGAAAGAATATTGCCCTGGAAAAAAGTGAACTTAAAAAACATGTACAGGGGGCTTATCATGTTATGCATTACGATAGAAAATATAGAACAAGTTCATTAGGACTTACTTCAGTTTTATATCTAAATGAAGGTTTTGTAGAAGGTCATACTTATTTTGCAGATGGAACTAGAGTAGTACCACACATAGGGCGTATGATAATATACGATGGTTTAAAATATGAACATGGAGTCTCAGAAATAAGAGGAGATAGTAGATATACTATTCCGTGTTGGTATAGAAAAAAAGGTAAAAATGAAAAAGAAAACTAAAAAGGATTTTCCAACACAATTAACTAGAGAAGATTACTTTCAATGTCCGGTATGGTTTGCCGATGTTCCTGAATTTGTTAATGATTTAAACAAGGCTTCAGATAAATATATTGAAGCAGCAAAGAAAAATATAAAAAAAGAAATAGATAAAAGAAATAAAAAGTTCGGGAATAAAGGAGACATGGGTCATGTTTTTCATTCAACTCCTTTAGTTGGAGACCCTAATTTTTTACAATTACAAAATTATATAGGTGCCACAGCCCATAATCTATTAATTGAAATGGGTTTTAGTTTAGATAACCATCAAATGTTTATCACAGAAATGTGGGTACAAGAATTTTCTAAAAGAGGTGCAGGTCAACATAGTTTACATACCCATTGGAATGGTCATATGTCAGGATTTTATTTTTTAAAAGCTAGTGAAAAAACATCTAGACCAATATTTGAAGACCCAAGAGCTGGAAACCTGATGAATCTTTTGCCTCAAAAAGATATGGCTAAAATAACTTATGCTAGTCATCAAGTTCATTATGGGGTAAAACCTGGACGGATGATATTCTTTCCATCGTATCTACCGCATATGTATACCGCGGATATGGGTTATGAACCCTTTAGATTTATACATTGGAACTGTCAAGCGATACCGAAAGGAGTATTAAATGTTAAGCATTGATTATAATAATGCTATCCACCCTAAATGTGGAAAAGAAGTTCAAACCTATAAAGATATTATTGTTACTCCTTTTTATACAGAAAAATTTTGTGATGAATTAGTCGAGATGGCCAAGTTTTATGATAAAAAATTTTCTCCTTATATTTATTATATTTTAGATCGTAGCTCTAAAAAGAGTGATGCTTCTCCTTGGGACACTTTATTGTTTAGCCGTATTAGTCATATTCTTTTTGAAAACTTTTGTGAGCACTATAAAAAATATATTTGTCCTATATTAGAAAAAGATTTTTTTCCTGAAACTATACCGGGATGGTTTTCCCCAATGATTATTAAATATTCTAAGAGAGGACAAAAGGTTAAGCTTCATAATGATATTAGTCTTTTTACTTTAAATGTTAAACTCAATACAAACTATAAAGGATGCCATGTTGAATTTCCCCGTCAAGGATGGAACAATAAAGATTTACCTAAAGGGTGGTGTATGATATGGCCTTCACAAGTTACTCATCCTCATCGATCACAACCTTTACTAAAAGGAACTAAGTACACTTTATCAGCTTGGACTCATCCTCCCAGTTGGAAAGTGGATAGTCATGGAGGTTCTATTTTTTATTAAAATGTCATTCAAAAAAATTAAATATAAAGTATTAAGAGGAGCTATTTCAAAAGAGCTGGCCTCTTTTGTTTATTCTTATTTTTTAAAGAAAAGACAAGTGGCTCGATTTTTATTTGATCAAAAATATGTATCCCCTTTCACAGAATATTGGGGAGTATGGAAGGATCAACAGGTTCCTAATACTTATTCTCATTATGCAGATGTAGTAATGGAAACATTACTAGAATCTTTAAGAGCAAAGATGGAAAAAGAAACGGGGTATAAATTAAATGAAACTTATTCTTATGCCAGGATTTATAAGACTGGAGATGTTCTTCATCGGCACAAAGATCGATACTCGTGTGAAGTTTCTACTACTCTTCATTTAGGAGGAGATCCTTGGCCCCTTTATTTAGATCCCACAGGTAAAAAAGGTCAAGCAGGTATCAAAATAGAACTGGCACCAGGGGATATGTTACTTTATTCTGGATGCGATATTGAGCATTGGCGTGAAGCTTTTGCAGGGAAAGATTGTGCGCAAGTTTTTTTGCATTACAATGATTCCAAAAAGAAAACCGCTAAAACAAATAAATTTGATGGACGTCCTTTTCCAGGACTTCCGGCATGGTTTAAAGGCTTTAAATCTAATTGATTATAGGTTAAATGTAGTATATTTTACTTTAAGAGAGTTATATGCTTCACAAAATTACACTACAACCGGGATTAGATAAACAATCATCCGATACAGGAGCCGAAGGAAAGTGGGTTAACGCCGATTATTCTAGGTTTCGTTATGGTTATCCAGAAAAAATAGGAGGCTGGCAACAGCTTGGAAGTGAGACTCTGGTAGGTTCGGGTAGAGATCAACATGTATGGGTGGATAATGACGGTAATAGATACGCGGCTATTGGTACCAATAAGTTACTATATATTTATTTTGAAGGTGCCTTCTATGACATTACCCCTTTAGATTTAACCCGTACTCAAGCTTCAGCTACCTTTACTTTTGATGGAACGACTTCGGTTGTTATTACAACAGCCACGGCCCACGGAGCAGAGGTAGGGGATATTATATTATTAGAAAGTGTTACTTTACCAGGTGGTACAGGATTAACGGACGCTGATTTTGAAGGTAAATTATTTGAAATTATTACTACTCCTGCTGCTACCACATTTACTATCACAGCTTCCAGTGCAGGATCTACAGCTACAGGAGGAAGTGTGGGTGTTGAATTTTATTATGTAGTTGGTCCCGTTACCCAAGGTTATGGTTATGGCTGGGGCACTAATACCTTCGGCGGTAGAGTTGTTCCTCCTACTCTAACAACTTTAGTTGGAACCTTAGCAGATGATGCTTTTGGAACTGGAGGATCTCCTTCAACAGATATTACCTTAACAGCAACATCTGCTTTTCCCACAACAGGGACAATTCAAATAGGCACTGAGCTTATTACTTATACTGGTAATAATACAGGTACGAATACTATTACAGGAATTGCTAGAGCAGCGAGTGGAAGCACAAGATCAACGCATTCTGCTGCAGCTACAGTCTATGATGCTAGTAGTTATGTAGGTTGGGGCAGTGCAAGTTCTTCTTCTCACGTTATTATTGAACCGGGTCAATGGCGTCTTGTTAATTTTGGAGAAAAACTTTTAGCTTTAGTTCATAATAAAAAAGTATTTGAATGGGACCCTTCATTCGCTAATCTATCAGTTAGAGCTACAGTAGTAAGTGGAGCTCCTACTGCTTCAAGAGACATGATGATATCCACACCTGATAGACACTTAGTGTTTATAGGAACTGAACTAACAATAGGAACTGCTACTTCTATTAACGATATGTTAGTAAGATTTTCTAATCAAGAAGATATTAACACTTACACTCCCACTGCTACTAACACAGCTGGAAGTCAAAAACTTCCGGATGGTTCTAAACTAATGGCATGTATGACAGGGAGAACCGCGTTATATCTCTGGTCTGATACTGCTATGTATACCATGAAATTTATTGGTCCTCCATTTACTTTTGGATTTGATCAAGTTGGAACTAACTGTGGTATTTCTAGTCAACATGCATCAGTGGAGATAGATGGTATAGCTTACTGGATGGGACCTAACGGGTTCTTTAGATTTACAGGGGGTCGTGTTCAAAGTATGTTATGTTTGGTAGAAGATTACGTCTTTAATGATATTAATACTAATGCCAATCAACAAGTGCATGCAGCAGTAGATAATATATTTGGAGAAGTCACATGGTTTTATTGCAGCAGCGGATCTAGTTATATAGATAGATCTGTAACTTATAATTATTTAGAATCTACAGCAGAGAGACCTATTTGGTATACTTCTTCTTTAGATCGAACTACATGGGTTCAACAAGGGGTATATTCTAATCCTTATGCAACTGAATATGAAGCAGGAGAAGCTCCCACAGTTCCAACGATAGGAGGAGTTACAAATGGAGCTAGTTATTTCTGGCAACATAATATAGGAACGGATGAAGTAAAAGCGACTGGAGCTACAACAGCTATTCAAGGCTTTGTAGAATCAGGAGACTATGACATTAGTGGAGAAGGACTACAGGGTCAAGGAGAACTCATGATGAGAATTAGTAGAGTGATTCCTGACTTTGGAGAACAAACTGGAGATACAAAAGTGTACTTAAATTCTAAAGCTTTTCCGAGCAGCACTCCTGTCTCTACTTCTTATAATAGTACTACATCTACTACTCAAATCTGGACAAGAAAAAGAGCAAGACAAATTGCTTTAAAGGTAGGAAATATTAGTACAGGTCAAAGCTGGAGAATGGGAACATTTAGGTTAGATATTAATGCAGGAGGCAGAAGATAGGTTAATTTTTTTTTTGCGCTTCATGCGTATATCCTATATTTTAAAGGAGTAAAATGGCAAAGATAGTAGAAGTTATAACTGATATTGAAGGACCAGAATTTGATCAAATTAATGTTCAAGGTTTATCTAATAACATAGTATCAATTGTACGAAAATTAAATACCACCTATCAACAACAATTAAAGGATGAAATGGAAGCCTTTACTTTATTCATGAATTAAAGTACAAAAAGGAAAAGAAGAAATGGCTAATAAATATAAAATTAATATAGTTCCTATAGCAACCACGGCTATTACAACTGTTTATACATGTCCGGCAGAAAATGTAGCGTTAGTTAAATC